CATTAACTAATTCTAGACAATGCTCTTTATTTCCTTCATCAAATTCTTGGCGATGTTCTTCTATAAAAGCTTCTTCTAAATCGAGCAATTTATCTGCCATATATTTCCATCCATACAATACGCCCATTTCACACATAGTGCCGATAGCACTCTGCTCGGGGCATAAAACAGTATAATCACTATTCCAAAGGCGTTCAATATCGGCTTCACAGATTTTTTCTGCCAGGTGATTATTTTCTTCTTCGGTCATACTAGACTTATCATTAATTGATTTATTCTAAACCGGGCTATATACCTCACCAGGTATTCCCGCGGCTTTGAATTTATCATATTCTTCTTGGCGTGCGAGATTAGAGCCATGCGTCATAATATCACCGCCTAAGTACCCAAGTGGTTCTTTATTCATTCGAGTCCTCCTTATGTGTTAAGTCCCAAAGAATATCATACATTTCTTGTTTAAATCCTTCTGGCTGCTGTTCTAGCGGTAGCATCCACCAAGCCAATCCAGCATCAGGATGACGATTAAAATATTCGTCTATCATTTCATCATAAATTGTATGTTCGGACATATTTTTTCCTCCTAACTTTTTCTTTATTATAACATAGATTTTAGAAAAAGTCAAATAAAAAAAGTGGAGCACATTTTTATGTGCTCCACTTTAATTATAAATCTGTAAAGGCGCCCATCAATTGGTTTACAATATTTAATAAATTTGACATGAAAGCTACATGTATTGTTGTAACGGATGAATCTTGCGCAGCATTAAAAACTCTTCTCCATCTTGTTCGTCCATGATCTGTCTTATGACTTCCTATTAGACTTTCAGATGCGGTAGCTTGAATTACAGCCCCATCATTATTCATAATATTTGATTCTGAATTTGCTATTGTTTTAACTAAATTATCATATATACGCTATAATATATATGAGCCTGGAAAATATAATCCATTTAATTTATATAAATGCATGATCTAAGGAGAATAATCTTCATATTCTGATGTAGATTTATTAGCTAATAATTCAATTTCTGCTGAGCCTTCATCAAAAACCGCGAAACCAGCCATTAAACTTAAATATTTTTCTAATGGAGTTTTATTAAAAGTGCCGATCGTGGATTGAGAGCAGTTAACTAAAGCGACAACTAACCACTACTAATCTTTTTGGCTCATTTTTGCGCCTGCTTTTTCAAATAATTCGGCAAAATTTCCTATTTGAGTCACAATATTTGGTCCTATTGAACCAGAAAGAAATCCAATTTTATTATTATATTCATTAAAAGTCTTCATAGTTTCAGTAACTACAATAGAATCTTTCATTCGTTCTGCTAATTCTTTCATAAATTTTGTTTTTTCTTTTTTATTTTTTTCATTATATTCTGCTTTTCTTTGCGTTTCTTCAATACTTGCACGAACTGCAGAAAACCAAGCATTTCTTCCCCGAGAAAATGATGTGGATTCTCCGGCTTTTGGTAAATTTTCCTAAAATGTTTTATTGAATATAGTTTCAATGCCATCTAATTTATCATCTACTGATGACATAATTTTATCAGATTTTAATTCTTTATTGGATTTATCAGGGGCCATGATTATTGTAATTGAATCAGCTTTTGTATTTTTCGGCCCTGAAAAAAAGTTAATACCGACATTTTGAATATAATGTTCTATTATTTCAGAAAATTGAGGCCCTGTGATTGATATTATTGAAGGCGTTAATATTTCTTTAATTTTTTCTGCGGCTAAAATTTTCGCTGCTTCAGTTGTTTCTTGCTCTATCACTGCTCTAATTTCCCTATGTACAAAAGTGCTAATTCTTTTCTACAAATTTGAAATAAAAGATTTATCATTTAAAATTTGATTTTGAAGATTTGAATATTGTTGTGTACGTTTATTTAATTTTTTAAGATCTGCTTCTTCTCCTTCTAGTGTTATCATTGCTGTATTTAATTGTTGTAATAATTCAAAGACACTATCTTTATCTTTTTTATTTGTGCTTTTATTTAAGATATTTACTATTATATTATCGTTATCTTCTCTATCTAAATGTTTAACAACATTTAATAATAATTTTGCTAAACTTTCACCATCTGTTTTTATTTTTTCTTCTATTGTTTCTTTTTTTTTATTAATATTAATATTTTTTGTGCTTTTATGAAGAATACTAAAATCATCATCTTGGCCATGAATTGTAATAGATTTAAATTCTTGCGTTTCAATAAAATTTAATAATTTCTAAATAGAAGGAGCATTTTTATCTAATGCTTCTGTAACTATTGTAGGAATTGCTTCCTATATTTGTAACATAACATTATTTAATATATATGTTTCAATTGTCTAAGTATTATCTGCTTGTGATATAATTTCCTATTTAATTTTTTGCCGTAAGTCATCACTTTTTAAAATAGTATTAGCAATTTTTGAGATATGCTAGGCTAATAAATAATCAATTGTTGGAGTAATTTTATCAAAATAAGAAGAATAATTACTATTTGACATACTATGTCTCTATAAATAGATATTTTTAATTTCTTCTCTTTTATTATTAACATCTTTTTGTTTTTTTCCTTCTAATTTTTCTAAATGTTTATAAATTTTATTTAAATCTTTTAATCGTTTCTATTCTAATTGTAATATAGAATAATAATTATCAGTTCCCAATAGAATAGAATTAATTAAATCAATAAATTTAATATAATCAAATGATTCGGTTATATCTTTTAATGCTGATCGAAAAATCTATTTTAATTTATTATCTTTAATTTGGCCTAATAAATTCTAAACATAAGCCTACTCTGTTGCGCGCTCTTTTTGAATTCCATTTTCCAATATGTGTAATGCTATATTAAATTTGTTTTGAGCTTTAATACTTTGAGATGTATTAAAGGGATTATTACTTAAATAAGATTTTCCCTAGGCTAAAATATCAGAATATTCTGCATATTCTGGGGAATTTAAACTTTCAAAATATACAGAACGTACATCTGGTTTAAAATCAAGAGGCATTTATTTCACCCCACTTAATCCAACAAATCTGCCATAGCCGCAACCTTACTTCTCTCAGTCTTTAATAACTTCACCATTCCAAATAATGACTTTCCATATAATCTTTCAATCATCTTTGGGATACCGCTCATTTTTTCATCATAATAATCACATTGCTTAACATCAGCGCAGAAAATAATTTCGCTTCCTTCTGCCACACGTCCAAGTAATAATTGAATATTAGATGTTAATAAGTTTTCCGCTTCATCAACCACGATACAGCAATTCTTTAAGTCGCGGCCGCGAAGAGAAGATAAATGTGCTGGCTCGATTTGTCCATTATCTAAATATTCTTCAAATTTTTCAATACCAATCATATCCTCAATCTGCATCAGCCAAGGATATAATTTGGAAACCGTATCTCCAGGTAATGTTCCTAATTTTCCCGCGCCCTTTACTTCCAAATTGTTTTTAACAAAAACAATTTTATCAAAACGTCCGGTTTGCATTTCATGTAATGCATAATTTAATGCGAGGAAACTTTTGCCTGTACCAAACTTGGCAAGACATAATTTAATAGGAATGTCTTTATTTTGTAATAAATCCATATACATTTTCTGTTCAATATTGCGTGGCTTGATGCGTTCGCCAAGTACTGATGTAAATTCTTTATAAGCAAGTGACCGATATTTTGTACCATTCCAGAACATAACATCTTTTAATTCATCATTATCATTATATATCATAATGAATTCATTATTTTGGCAATTAAATACATTAGCTGTAGGATTTGTGTATATTTCACTCAATGTATCCATATCTGGATAGCAACGACGCCAACCGCAATAACGCTCAGTTAATTCTTTATCTTTAGGCACATAATATGTGCTCGTTATTTCTTTAATTTGTTTTGCGAATAAATATAAAGTACCATCAGAAGTAACAAAATGGATGGGCTGTCGCATTTTCTTACTTAACAAAATTGCTTCACTTAAAATACGATGGTCATTTATATCAGTTAAGAAAGGATGCTTATGGATTTCTTTTAAAATATCCTTCTGTGCAAAACAAGTAAATGAGTATTCATTACTTTGAATAATTTCACGTACAACTTGCCGCGCGAAAAATTTTGTGTTATCATCTTTATTTCTATCTGTCTTAATATTTTCTAATTCACTAATTACAATTGGGCTTATATAAATATTGAAAAAGCTATCCAAACCGCCGGCGAGGATAGCTGATGTATCTAAAAAGTTAATCATTATTCTTCACTTCCAATAATTTCATCAATTAAATTTAATTCTTTCATTTCTTTCGCAGAAATAAACCATTGATGTCGAGTTTTTGACTCATATAATTCTGCGGTTATATTTGTATTTTTAATAATAAAGTCTTTAATATCATTATCAACTTTATCATTAAACGCCATGAAGTCTTGTGCGGTCTTTGATTCGCTAGATTCCATAGTAATATAACCATCATGTACCAAAGCATAGGTACTTGGATAGCACATACGATGCACATTATCGTTCTTTCCACCCGCGGCTAAAATTACTGCGGACATAGAAGCAGCGTATCCGAGAACAATTATATTTAATTGTTTCTTATATTGCGCAATGTAATGTGCTAGAAAGAAACCATCTGCAACAGAGCCACCAGGAGAGTTAAGAATAAGTGTCACTGGCTCAACAGATGAATCGTTTTCAAACTCTTTTAGAGGCAGATAAATTTTTTCTACTATATCTTCATCAATATAAGTATTAAAAAGAACTGTACGATTATCTAATAGTTGATGAAAATATTGATAATCTTTTGCGTTAAAACCTACTTGCTCTAAAAGAGTGGAAATATCAAAATCTAAAGCCATAAAAACCTCCTCGTTGTTCGAGGAACAACATTTAATTTAAAATTTTTTCAAGTGTGCAATCTTCAGGAGAAATGTCTCCCATTCTAATTGATTTTAGAACTGGATGACGAATTGAAATATTTTCGCGCGCGGTAGAAACCATCATCCCATTAATACTTACGGGACACATATAATAATCATCAAAATGGTCTCGCAATTCATTTTTAAACTCTTCGGTTAATCCCGCGACTTTACATAATTCAATTTTATTTCCTTCTCCATCAAAAACACCTACGGTAATACTAGCTGGCCAATTATAATAATAATTTTTTGAGATTGGAATATAAGGACCACCAAGATGATAATCTCCGTAATATTCACCGCAAAGCTTTTCGCCCGTGCGCGTGTTCTCCCAAAATTGCCAATGACCAATATCGCCGCCATTATAATTTTTTTCGCATGGCACGGTATTTAAAATAAAACAGTCAATATCAGATGAAATTTCTTGCTTAACTTTAATACTGTCCCAAGCGTGTGGGCCCCTTTTGCCGGCTTCATAATGCGCATTACGTTTATAACATACCGCGCCTTCTCCTCCCGCGGCAAAAATTTTGCCCATTTTATCAAAGAAAGTATCATCCATTGGATAGTATTCTACGCCTTCAACCAATGGAGAATTAATTCTATTTACTACTTGTGGAATATATTTAATACGTTCTTCAAAATCTGTATCCATTAGATTTTGGCCATCAATATAAATTACATCAAAGATACGCCATCTTAATGGATTATTTTTTTGACGTTCACGCGCTTTTGGAGTTAGACATCTAAGTACGCTACCAATATCCTTATCTATATCACCATCACGATATACTTCGCCAAGAATTACAGTATCTCCATCTTGAAAAGCATTTACAACGGCGTCCCAAAAAAACACCTTATCTTGGATTTCGCCATAAGTTCCAGTGTTTTTGGAAATACCGCGTGTTTGAAGCGCTTTGCGCTCCGCAGTAAGGACCGCGCGGCTCCAATTTCCATCGGTTTTAATACCAAAAAGATAATTTCCGCTTTCACTTAAACGTTCAAGTTTCATACGTTTATCTTGTGGCGAAACGGTACTTTGGATTGACCAATACTTCATGGGCTCCATAGTAAATAAATCCATAATTACTCCTTCATCAAATCTTCAATAATTACATCAACTGAATCTTCAAGAGCTTCAAGCCCCTCACGATTTTCAATAATATAATCAAACGCAAACTTATCTAACTGTGTTTCGCTGACATGACGTAATTGCTCTGTTGTCATACTAGGATTAACATAAGCAGTTCCATCTAGATTATAACGCTCAATACGAATCGCGCATACATCTTCATTATAATGACATACACGCTCATATTCATTAATAAAACGCCAATCAGGGATAAGTGCAATATCAAAATCACCAGCCGCGGCGTCAATAAATTTAGCTACAATATCAGCCCAATAATCTGGCTCATACGCGCGCATCATTTCTGTGCCAATTGTTTGTAGTAATTTGCGTCCGGCTTCATCTTTTTCGCCATTCCATTTATAATATATAATAGCATAAAATTTTACTAAATCGGCGAAATGAATAGTAAGCACCCTGTTATTTTGTGCTTCTAATTTTGTAGTAAAGGCATTTGCTACGGCATCTTTTCCAGAGCCGCTTTTACCGCTCATCATTATTACTTTCATCTATTAACTACCTCATACGCATATTAAAATAGAAACGAACAAATTCTTGTTCATTTTCATCACAAGCATTTGTATAGTTATTAAGTAAATCTGCCATTTTAGTAGGTCCTAACTAACTAGCAATATCAAAAATCATTTTTGCGCCCGCTTTTGTCGCCTCTGGAATATCAGTAAATAATTCAATCATGTTTATTCTCCTTCATTACCTTAGAAAGCGCGTCAAAAAAAGATTGAACTTCTTCTTGTGTTTCTAGTATAATTTTTCTAATTGCGCGGCCGCGCTGCCGCTCATCATTATCGGGCATATTAAAAATATAATATTGCTCTTCATCCTCTTCTGGAATAATACGAGTACATAGATGCTTACCAGTTTTTTTACTTAATACTTTTACAATAGTACTATTTTTTAAATGAGACATTTCTATGTCGCGGCATTCTGGTTTTAATTCATCCATGAAGCCGACATATTCATCTCGTCCTACTCTATAAATTTCGTTATCCATATTAACCTCTATATTCTTGTTTTAGTGTTTCTGACTGTGCTTGCGCCAAATCATCGCAGCACTCATTCCAATAATTTCCAGCATGACCAGCTACTTTCCTAAATTCATACCAAAAATTATCAAAGTATGGAATGATTTGATACCATAAATCTTGGTTTGCTACTGGGTCTCCTTTAGAATTTACCCATCCGTTTGCCATCCATCCATGATACCATCCTTGACGATAGCAATTAATAGCATAAGCAGAATCACTATGAATAATAATTTTTTCATTAGTGCGGCGGGTAGTGGAAGCATATTTCAATGCTTCTGCAATAGCAGTTAATTCCATACGCTGATTGGTTGTATCTTTTTCACTACCCGCGCGCGCCTCAATTTGTACGCTGTCTTGTACCGCAATAAAACCCCAACCGCCAAAAGTTTGATTACCGCGTTTCTTTAATGAACCATCGGTATAAATTTCAAGCGGTAGAATTTTTTCTTTACTGCGACGTTCTTCCATTTACTTACTCCTTTGTTCTTTTTTATATTATACTATAAAAAATACAAAAAGTCAAGTAATTACTCTTTAACTTCTTCTGGCTGTTTAAGTTCTGGTAGTCCAGCAATACTTGTTAGTAAACTTAAAATACCGGCTAATACGGATGCAGAAGCGACCATAACCCAGTCTACTTCAGATAGAACCGCGCTAGTGCCGATTGTGGCTACTGCTGTTTGAGCGACTGTCTTTAGTGCGCGTACGCCCGCGGCTTTAAACCATTCTTTCATAGCTATTCCTCCTTATAGAAAATCATTTTTTACTTGACGTTCAGCATATAATTTTTTAATAAATTCATATTCTGCTTCAAATACGCCATTTTTATCGTGAGTTTTTTCAAGCAGCTTAGTATATTTATCATTTAAAGTCATTATATGCTGGTATTCGTCTTTCGTGTGTTTCCTGCCATTACGACATGAGTTTGCAAAATCAAGTATCTCCCAACGAATACGGTCTTTTTCATTTTCTTCTATTTCTTTATGAATAGCAGCTAAATCGTCTTCAATTCTTGCTGTTAATTTACGTCCAAGCCATTTGAAAGCTGAGGATAAGGGATTCCATTTGATTGGCGTAATTTCAATAAATAAAGACAAGATAACAATAATCTACCAGATGTTGGACCATATCCAATTGAGTATTTCCTGCTCCATTGGCGTCACCTCCCGAGAATTCCCCTCTGTTTGTATGTAATAACATAACAAAACAAATCTAGGAAAACCAGCAAAATATAAAAATAATGCCAGTAAGATCTTCTTACTGGCATTTAATGGGGGCATTCTCTGTGATTTGTACTTTTGGAGTATTTCCATCTAGTAGTGTAAAAGTAAGTGAGTCGCAGTCTAAAAGATATAATCTATTAGACCATATAGCACCGGTATCCATATTGATTTTATATCCGGTGTATTTATCATCAAAATCGCCGCGGTATTTAATTGGTTGGGCGTTTTCTACTAACATATTTTTAGAATATTTTCGCGGCATCGCCACTGTTGGTGTATGCCCGTGTATACAAATTCTCTCTGGGGCCCACCCATAATCAAACGCTGTACGATTCCATAATAAATTTTCAATGACAAATTTATCTTTATTCGTCGCGATGAAGCCTTGGTAGACTCCGCCCGCGTGACAGAAATCTAGATTCTTATAAGAATAAGTTAATGGCAATTTATCAAGTTTATCAATTAATTCTGTATTTAAGCCATCTAGAAACCAATCCTTAATAGTTTGCTTTCCATAATTAGCTATTGATAATTGAAGAGCTGGATATTTATAATCAAAGACTAATGTTGAGCTTAGAATTGTATCTAAACGTTTTTCATCAAATTGTGGATTAGGAAAATGTTGTTTAAACTCACGCGCTGCCGTGACGAACATATCTTCATGATTGCCTTTTAGATAAATGACATGCGGATTATTTAAAAGGGTTTTCATAATTTTATATCCATCTTCGCCGCGGTCAATAGCATCGCCACCAAAAATAAGGGTATAATTAGGATCAATTTGTTCGCAATACTTTATCGCGGCATCAAATAATTTTAAGTTTCCATGTATATCTGTAAAATAAAACACCTTATTCATGGAACCAACTACCGGCTTTGCACAACGCATAAGCGCAGAGTAGGATTGCCGCGAGTATAATTCCGATGATTGTCCAACAGAACCAATTCATTCCTCTCTCTCCAACTTCCTAATTTTACGAAGAATTTTATTGCCAATTTTATTATTATAGAGTCCACGTTTCATAATTAGATTATAACGATATTCAAGTGCCTTAATTTTATTTTCTTTATTCATATTAATACCTCATATTATTATCATTTAGTACAGAGACAATTAGCACAATTAAAATTAATCCGAGGAGTATAGTTGTCATTAATATTCCTCCTCACCATAAGTATCAGCAATATCGCGCCAATCATCTTCTTTATTCAGGGAGGAATAATCAAATTTATCGGAAAGTTTCCAATACATATAATATACCGCGTCTTCGCGTTGTTCTTCAATGGCATTAGCGACATATTCTTCCCGACCCTCTTCAGTGAAAATTCCACCACGATCTTCTTCTTCCTGATCAGCCCAATATTCAGCATTTTCTTTAAATGAATTATAAAATTCATTGTGAGAGTCAATTAGGGCTAGGGACATTTCACGACCAATAGCGGATGCTTCCTGTGCGTCAGTACAATCTTCAATTGTCCAATTTTCGATACCATGCTTACCCTGATAGGTATTTTCCTGAGCAACAATCAAATAATTAGCCATTTTCTTTTTCTCCTTTCTGATTTTCTTTTTCAATTGCATTTGCGATGCGTTCAAGCGCCTTTGCAATGCGTTCTTCCGGAGTCTCGTCAATAATAGTATACATCTTATTGAAGCGGTAAACGAATTCAGCGTAAGTCATCTTTCTACTTCCTTTCCTCTTGATATATTAATTATACTATAATTTTAAAAAAATGTCAAGAAATTAATCTTGACATTTTTTATCTTTTTCCCAAGGTAAAATACATCCATTACAAGCATGTATCCAATTCATTGGTGCTTTTGCGGTTATACCACCAGAAAAAACTACATCACAAGTTCTACTTAAATCATCATATGAATTAATTTTAATTATTCCTTTATAACCATTGGGCATATAAATCCAAGCATACCAGATTCTTAAATTTTTAGACATTTGATTATTCTGTAATTTCTGGAATATTTATAATTGACATAGCATTATCCGTAGATACAGTAGGAAGTTTTCCATCCCAAGTCTGTACATAATTATATTTAATAAGTTCTTCCGTAATAGAGGTACTAAGCTTTGTATTTGCTTCGGCTTGTGCCTCTGCCTGTACACGCACCGCATATGCTGCCGCATCTGCTTCAATTTTCTGCACTTCTGCCGTGGCGGAAGCCTCAATTTTCTTGCGTTCAGCGGCTTGCTGTGCTTCCATAGTTTTCTGTTCCTGTTCAGTTTGCGCCTTCTGTTTTTCCTGCGTAGCAACTTGCTTTGCTTCAACGGCATTAGTGAAAGCGTCAGAAAAATCTACATCTTCGACCGCGACGGAAAGAATGTTAATTCCCTGCGCGGCAAGCGCATTTTTTAGTAGAGACAGCATTTCAATAGAAAGATTATTACGATTAGTAATCAACCCTTCTGCTGTGTATTTACTGATTACGCTCTTAATTTCTTCTGAAATGCGCGGTGTTACTAAAATATTTAAATAGTCTGTACCAACTTCACGATATAGATTCATCGCAGTTTTCTTATCAATATTTAGATTTACTGAACCACGAATAGACACTTCTTGAATATCAGAAGAGAATGCTTGCATTTCAAATGGAACGCGTTGCTCACGATTATCCATAGTGATTACATTATCCCAAGGTGCGTGAAAATTAATACCCGCATCAAGAGTAATATCGTGTACTTTACCGAATGTAGTTACAATACCAGTATAGCCGGTAGGGACGTATGAAATACATGAACCGGTAACAGCAACTACGCATAAGAGACAGGCAATAGCCCTTATAATCATAGCGAATGGCTTGCCTTTATACTGTTTACTAGCATATGCAGCGAAAATAAAACCACCAATCAAAATAAGAATACCAATAATAAAAATAAACATAATTACTCCTTATTAAAAATATAATATTTGTCGTTTGAAATATAAATCTTTGAACAAAAATCTGGTTTAATAATATCTACTCGTCCGTTATTCGTCTCAATCTTATTATCTGTATAATTTAATTGAGTAAAGACAAGATTAATATTTGAATTATTATTATATGTCGCGGCATCTTTCTGAATGCGCTAATAAAGTGTATTCAAATCAATGCGGCCGAAGCGTAAGGAACCTTGCCATTCATTAGGCTGATTGACCTTATCAATAATGCCGGGATTAATATCTTCTTTATTACATTCAAACTCCATTGGTCCAGCGCCATGCCGCGTCATATAGGTGCGTGAAACATAAAATAGTTCAGGTGTACAATTTAATTTCTTAATATCATCTGTAATATTATACATTCCCACGCTGGAAGGAGTTAAGTGCGGAAAATCATCCATATTGGTCTGGTCAAGTAGCAGTCCTTGCCCGCCTTCATAAATAATTGTATCATATTGATGATTTTTTACCAAATTGTCAAATGTAATAATTCTACATTTATTCATAATCCACGCGACCGCACGCATAAACATATCAATATTATATAATGTATCTTTTTCTGTTGGGTGCCGCGTTTCAATTTCTTTTAATTTAAGATATAGATTGTATGGATTACGAAAATCATTAATTACAACATTATCCTCTGGAATTTTACTGCGTTTAACCGCGGCGAATAGACCTAATCCACATGAGCCATGACGCTTGTCACCGCGGTCTTTTTCTACCTTGCGGTTTTCCATGACGTCGCAAGGTAGAATTACGCGACAATTTGGATCAATATACACAAAGGACTGTGTAAGCCAAAGCGCAATTGGATCAACTACAAACATAGGATGATAATAAGTATCACTGCCAAATCCTTCGCCAGCGGCGGTACAATGACGTACTATATCTCCAAACGAATGTGCTCTTTGTGTAGTACCATTATAGAATATGGTTAGAGACTTTTTATTTTCTTGCTTTGCTACGCGCGCGAGATTTGCTGATACTAGTCCCTTACCTTCATCGCCATAGTTACTGCCAATTACAACTTTGACTTCCATATTACCAACTAATTCCTTCCCCTGTTACATTAATTGTATTAGTACCATTTTCATGTTCTGCTACGATTTCACCAATTACCTTTGGCAGGTCTTCACTAGACGCAACAATTAAATGCTGGCCTAGAAGTTCGCCCCAAGTGTTTTTAATTGCTTCATCGTAGTACCTATAACTACTTTCATTGGTAATAGCAATATGATATACATCGAATTTTTCACAGACTTCTTTATAAAGTTCTGGGGTATTAACATCCTGTGCGGGGCATCCAAGCGCTTTACTTAAATCATGACCGGGGAGATATGGATTTAGTGGTTCATCACCAAGTGTGATGATTACACCCTTCTTTCCGCGTTTCCAACAATCAAGTTCGGTGTTGTGCAAGCCAAAATACCACGCGGCCGTATATGATTCAAATGAATTGCCGCCGCCACCACCTTCAAAATAAATCTTTGTAGTCTGGTCTAGAATGCGGATGTCGCTTTCAAACTGCGAAGCCTGGATTGGCGCGTCATCATAACTCAAATCGCCAATGCCCATCATTAGAAACTCTACATCCTTTACTTTTGAGTAAAGTTCCTGCATTACTTCATCTAGTTTTCCCGCGCACATTGCGGCTGCTCGTCCCATACTTCCAGTAACATCTAGCGCGAGAATAACAGGAATTGTTTCTGGGTGCTCTTCTGAGTCGCGGCATTCGCGAGTAACTCCATAAGGATTCAACAGAGGGTGTAAATGATTTTCTTTATAAACTGACTGGATATTATTAGTATAACTTACAGAGGTTGCGTCCTTGAAGCCCATGCTTCTGATACTAGCATTATAAGCCGTGGTAGTCCATGTACCGCCACCCATACTTACTTATCCTCCTTTTCTTCCTCTTCGTCCATATCAAAAATTCCGTCAAAGTTAAGGCCGCCGTTCATCATGAACATCATTGGTAGCATAGAATTAGTATTGCCGTTGCCCTTCATCATTTCAGACATCATCATATACTTCATCATGTTATTCATGCCACCCTTCTCGCTCATCATATTACCGAACATCGAGACAATCTTACCATAGAAATACTGCTTACCCATAAACATGTGATGTTCGGGGACAATAGTTCCAATAGTACCATCTTCATAGCAGAAGGTCTTAATTTCATTCGCCGCGGCTTCAATTACACAACGAGGCTTGCCGCCCGCAAGAATAATGTCTCCCTTATGAACCTTATTGGTTGGGATAATGAAGAAGAAATCCTCACCAATATCAAATGCGAAATTATCGCAGTTAGTTAGTGTGCCAGTCTCTACATTATATGTCTTATAACCATTAGAGGTTTTAATAGCAATTTCGCCATTCATAGAGACGCGGCACATGCCAGGGGCAATTTTTCCGAACATTCCATTAAACATATTATTCATATTTTTCTCCTTTATACATTTTCTACTAGTTCTTGTGCTTCTTCAATATCGGGCGCGGTCGCTTCATCTTTCGCAATACCTTCTAGTACCTTGAAAGAGAAGTTCTTGTGCTTATATACCGCGAAGTTAGAGCGGTTAAGGATGCGCGCGACAACGCCTTCGCGTACATGAGTCTTACCAATAGGGTCGGGTCCGTCAAAATACTGCTCTACTTTACGGACTACATACTCGCCAGCATCTACATCATCAGGAATGATGAAGGTCTCAAACTCCATAACAGTATGCACACCCATCTGATCACAACGTTCCTTAATTTGAGTAGGAGAATATTCTACCACATCGCCATCTTCATTGACCATGGTCATACGATAGACATATACTTCACAGCAAGGATACCATGCCCCAGTTTCATGCTCAGGCTCTACATAAGTAGAATCCTGCTCACATCCATAAGAGAAAGTAGTAGTTGCGCCATACTGCTTAGAGAACTCAGGGTCTTTTACCTTAGAGTTTTGAACCTCGGACATGATAGGTGCGCCATTAGGCCCCTGGAAACCAACAATCTCGTAATATACAACTTCACCCTTGCGAAGCTTGTTTTCAAACTTCGCCGCCATAGCCATACGGAAATCATCGGAATCATAGAAACCGCCAGAGCGCTTTCCATCTAGGACTACACGACGAGTTCCAGTGATATAGCCATACTCTTTGTATTCCTTGCCGGGACGATGGAACAGCTTGTCAAACCAAGACTGCTTGGTATGAACCAGAGGCAGATACCCGGTACGACCAGAAGTGCCATGCATCTTTAAAGTTAGCTGAACGGTGTCGCCCGGCTTAAATGCATTCAGACTATACGCTAGCTGCGCGGTATCAACATGCTCATAGAAGGTAGGCGCAATATTAGCCTTTGCCTTCTTCGCGACCTTGGAACCAGGCGCGCCAGGAATATGAGTCTGACGAGGAATATACTTCTGGCAAATTAATTCGCCATTAACAGTATCAATAGTATCACCGACCTTTAAATCAGAGATTTTACAAAAGTCGGCAAGACAAGTAATCGGCATATAAAGACCATCGGACTTTTCACCGCGGAGTTTTAATGCCTTAATATTGCGCTTTTCGGGGTCAAGATAACCGCCAGCCTGCTTGCCATTTTCGTCCTTACGACGAACAAGGTCATTAACAGCGCAAAAACGCTTAGAGAGCTGTCCATCAACAGGGAAGTAGATCCCGATGTCTCCAATTTTAGTATCAAGTCCTACAATAGTATCGTTTCCAAAAAAAGTTGCAATCTGTAAACGGTCCGCGTTAGAGTGCTTACGCAGATGCTCAACCTTTACAACAAAACCAGTATATGCCATACTTCTCACTTTCCTTTCCTTTGATATATTTATTATAGCATAATTTTAGAAAAAAGTCAAGGAAAAACTTCTCTAAAACTCCAACCTTCTACATCATCTAGCCAAACGAAGAAAACTTTTTTTCTCCATTCCGGAGAATAACCAACAATTAAATAGCCAGAACCCCATTCAGTACAATATTCTGTTCTTCTGACGTAATTAGTATCTAGAAGATATTCCTGCGCGCGATCACACATATAATCTTTATATTCGTTACTCATATTTTACTCCATAGTATAAAAAAATTCTGAATGACTACCAACATCATACCAAGTTTTTCCATCTTGGTCCCAACTACGGATATAATGACTTTTGAACGGTCGCGTACCCTTTGGTTTCTTAGTATTACACTGTTCAATGAATTTGTTAATTTCTTTATAAACATCCTCATGCGTCTTACAAGTAGCAATTTTTCGCGCGTCACCATAAGCGTTTTCAAAATAAAGCGTCATATTAAACCTCCTTACAATAAAAAACAATAGTCTGTTGTGTGCCTTTATATTCTTTATGTTCCTTAACTTTCATCTTCATATGAAGTGCTGTACCCGCGGCGATATTTTTACTCGCGGTTGTCCATACATATACATTACCATCTTCATCTTCCATAACATGCATGTGCGATAGACCAAAACGGCTATCTAATTCGATATTGCTTTTAATTACAACATCTTTAATAAGCCAAGTGCCAACTTCACCTTGATAGGTGCTTTTACTCGGTTCATAAATAAGAGAAGAAACATATTCTTCAACTTCTTTTCGCGGTCGCATTTCTAGATCATCAATTTTAATAGAATCCCAATCTAACTTAATGGTTTTAATATTAGAAGGGATTTCCGCGGGAGTGTGGTCAGAAGGAATGAACCAATGGAAAATTTCATTATACCAAACAGTATGCTCAGGAAGTTCATCACGCCAAGACTGGATTACGTCATGTTCACCAATTACAAGAGTAATATAACCCGCCTCACCGAAGCCAAATGCGTTGCGCGCCTTAAAACGTACTGCACGCTTTTCTGCTTCAATCTTTTTCTTCTCTGCGCGTTTTTCCGCGGCGCGATCCTGTGCTGCGCGCTCTTTATCGGTGTACCAACGTACTTCCATATTTTCTTTGCCGCTGCCACCGCAGCGATAGCATGTGGTATCTCCCTGGGCATTCATAGAATAATGACCAGAGCCGCCGCAGCGCTTGCAAGGACCACTTACGCGTACATACAATTTACCATCATGTTCAAAAGGCTCACCGACTACTTGCATATTTTCATAAGATTTTGCGACAGCCATTAAATCTTACCCTCTTTCTTCAACTCGGTCACGGCTTGTGGAACAAAAACTTCTAGATATAATAAACCATCGGGGTCTTCGCCTTTATCAATTAGAGCATTTAAAAGATGTGGTTTTTCAGAATAAATATGAAAATATGATGGCGGATTTTCACGAATAAATTTGCACGCGAGTTCAAGGGCACGTATCACAATTTGTAACATTTGTTTTTCAGTCATTTCCGTATCACCCCTTTCCTTTTGTATAATTATTATACTATAATTTTGAAAAAAAATCAAGTAAAAAATAAAGGCGAATTTACAAATTCGCCTTATATACTTCATAAATATAATTTGTATACAAAAGTTGAGTTGGTGTCATATATTTTTTATCGTGCGCGCTTTCTCGTTCGGCAATAGCCAAGTCGGAGAGAATAACGTCTAACATATTTTTATTTTTAATATTCATAGCTTTATTGCCATGCTCCTTATCTTTTAGCCACCATTCATATTCGCCGCGATAAGTAAAATTTTTGCTGTATGCACGACCGGCCGCGAGAAAATCACATACCATTTCTGTGAAATCTTTTTCTGGCATCACATAAGTTGTTAAGCCTTCACTATAATTATCCGTCCAATAAGCCCAATGGTGCGGGTTGCGGCCGCGATGATGTAGCCATGCGCGTGAAAAGCCGTTTGCTTTCTTTGCTTCTGTAATTGGCGAAGTTGTTCCTGTCCAATAGCGCGCGGATTCAAAAAATTCAATTGGACTAAATTTACTCATATCGTGCTTAATGCCGCGCCAAGTAATACCACATAGGCTACAATAATAAAGTACCCAAAATTTGTGCTTTAAAATAGTTTTAAAATGCTTGAAAATTTTTTTAATTGTTAGTTTTGGTTTCATTTTCTAGTCCATCCATTTAGTTCCAAAAAGCGAGACATAACTGCACATTGCATATTATCAATTAGCATTTGTCCGAACGCTTCTTCGGATTTATTTGATTTATAACGAAGTTTTAAATCATCAATTAGCATTGCATCATGCTTAGCAATTAATGCGCAAAATTCTTCTGTTACATGCGGCTCGTTACCTGCTTTTGCAGAGCGTGCAAGCTCTATATCTTCATCATATAGTTTTAAATAATTATGGATATTTTCTTCTTTATCCACATATTTATTACATAAATCCATTAGACGAATCATATGAGAATATTTTTTACCAGGGGTCATATTACGTCCATGTAATCCTAGTATTGTACCCGCGATAGCATTTAACATGCTATTACTATTGCAATGAATAATGTAATAAAGAAGAGTATCATCATATAAATATTCTTTTAATACATCTTCATAGTCTGGATTAAATACAATGTAATCACTTAAAATACATTCAATACTATTAGGATTAGATTGCTTTAATAAATGACAAAATAAACGAATGTCTTTAACACACGCTTTGCTACCATCATCTAACTGTATTTCATAATTAGAAATTTTTTTATTAAGTAAAAAATTATCGTAGGAAGGTAAAACAAAAGAATAAGTATCTACGTCGCTGGCCTCGGTTGCGAGTCCATAGTTTTGACTACCAACTAGCGCAGTAAAAAGTACATTTTCACCGCGGCTTAAAACCAGTCCATGTTTATTTTTAACTTCTTCTAAAATCTTGTTCATATCTTCTCTTCCTTTCTTTTTTATTATTATAACATAAATTTTAAAAAAAATCAAGGATTAGACCTTGATCTAATCCTTAAGTATACCATACTATATAATCAAATGGTTGTCTATTTAGCCATCCTTCATTGAAGTGCGGTACTCGATAATATCTATATTCTCCATCAGAGACATAAGCATCACCAAGTCGCGGGTCAAAATCTTCGTCATTAATATATTCAATGAAGTCTTCTTTTGTGAATAGCACGCCATTGGCTGTATCTTTTTCCCAATCTTGAAGCTCTTCTGCTTCAAGAAATAGATTAGCAATTGGTACACCCATATCGGTTTTTTCACCATCTGGGTCTTGTACAATAAATCGTAATCCATCTGTTCCAAGTGTTGCGCCATTCATTACTAAATAACCTGGCTTCCAAGTTGTATTATTAGTCTTATATAAGACTCTTTGTCCCGCGTAAATATTTTCTATACTCATATATATTACCACTCAACAGTGACGCGAACGCGCCAAGAATATTTTTGTAATTCTTCGGTTACAACAACTGAATATGTTGTATTTGTAGCGCCAGGAATTTCAACAAATCCGGCGCCATCGCCCTTATCAACGAACCATTGATATTCGATGTTTTTTGCACCATCGGCATTAGAAATTGAAGATACAATAGTTAATGTTTCACCATAATACGCACGCGCTTTATTCCATTTAATGGAAACCTTGGGAGTCGGTCGCGGCGTAGGAGTAGGAGACAATTCTACATTTTGCAATGTGATTGTCTCTTGAATTGTCTCCGTTTCGGCATAGGCTGTGAAAGAAGTTAGTAAACAAATCAGCAGAAAGCCAACCAAAAATTTTTTACTCATACAATCTCCTTATAAGTATCAGAATTTAGCACTTCCATCATTAGATCGTAGCCATCCTTACCAGATAGTACAGCCTCAATACCACTCATGGAGAAACCAGAGATGTATGAGAATGGGCCATTGAGTGCTGGAATCTGGTTCTGACGTGCGTCAAGGTTCCAGAAAATTACACGAGGAACTTCATAACCATACTGATGCCACTTTTCGCGCTGCGCTTCAATAACAGTTAGAATGCCATTTTCATTCAGGCCTCCGCGTCGAGAATTGGAAGTTACACAACAATTGAATTCCATATCACTGAAGATATATAGGGTTTTTGGCATATCATCAGTCGCGGCTTTGCTCTTGCGCGCGGTTGATAGTAGTAGATCAAATACCGCTTCAATATTAGTGCTGCCGCCCCAGTCTGCTCCCTGCGCACGGCAGAACTTATCATAAATATCAACGCCCTTAAACTCGACAAGTTCTGGCCTGTTGGAGAAAGTGATAAAATGATTCTTAAATGGGCCTTTGCCGCGTTCAGCAATATATGCGCCCATGGAAACCGCTGCGCATAGTGGCTGACCCCACATAGAGCCGCTAACGTCTACGACCGCGATGCCAGGTTCTTCATGGCCATGATAGTAATCAGGAAGTGCGTCCCAATATTTCTGCCACGCATTGCGCTCCACAGAAGTCGCGCGATAACCCACAGAATAAATCTGATTGGCAATGTCAACAGGATTTAGTACGCCAGCATTTACCTTAGTTTCTTTATTGCTCATAAACGCAGCATAGCGTTCACGTGTATATTCATTACGAGCAAAAGCATTACGATATTTTAGTCCCGCCTTAGAAGGTAGCTTGTCAAACTTAATTTCATCCCAACGTCCCTGGGACATTAGAGATTCAACAATATTAATACGCTTACGAAGCGTAGAAAGCATTTTACGATATTCTTTTGAAGTTAAATCACCAAGCGCCTTACGGGTTTTATTACCAAGAATTTTGGATTCGCGGGAGCTACAATTTTCACTACAAGCCCATTTTGCCGCAAGAGAAGGTGTCTCACAGTTAATATCTAATAGAAGCTGCTCACGCCAAAGTTTAAACATATCTACTTCAACAGGAGTGCCAACCAGAGAATAAAGGTCATCCCAACGTCCAAGTAGTGGAATAAACTTTAAATTACGACGGACAGCCGCGGTATCATGCTGCGCTAGCCACTTAATGCAAACGCGGAAAAAGCGTCTTTCGCCTTGACCTCCGCGGCAATTGCGCTCGTAGAATAGGCACTTTAATGCATAAAGAGGATTCTCTTCATAGGCATTCTTAAACATTAAAATAACATCTTCATCAGAACGATTGCGCATAGAGCCACCAAGCGCAAACATATCTAATAGAGCGGATTTAGTAGTCTTATGAGTTACTCCGCCATTTTCGGTATAAGTATAATTAGTTTCATCCTTTAACGCATCTAAAAAATTATTCATTCATTTTCTCCTTTTCATCTTAACCTTTTACAAGGTCGTAGGTTTTCTTTATAATTTATTATACTATAATTTTAAATTAAAGTCAAGTTGTTGAATTAGACCAAGTTTCACTCTTATGAACAATGCCGCGACTATTAGTAATTTTGTTTGCGACGAAGCTTACATTTGGATATTTAGAATTGCCATATCCAAATTCTAGATATGTATGATATGCACGGCAAGCTTCACCATAATTACTTTTTACGTCAATGCCTTTGACATAACTCTCACCATCATGGCGGATATAATGTACAAAGAAATCATGAATTTTTCCTTTATTCCAAGTTTCATTATATCCTGGAACGATTTTATCATCGCCATCAGTTACCATACAAGAAACATACGTCATATTTGGATAACTTGGATTGTCATAAGCCATCTTCATCTGGCTATGAAAAGACTGTATCGCGGCATCTAGTGTATCGTGGATTTCTATACCACAGGTATAATTATCTCCGTCTTTACGGATACGGTGTAAGAAAAATTTATTTTCCATAAAATTACCTCCATTTATTTTACATTGGATAAGTATATAATTCTGTTACAGGAATTTTTAAAGTTTGTAAATCTTGCCATCGCTGACGAGCATCAGCCATTACTTCATCTATATGCACGGGCGTGCAATTATGTGAATCCATACCAACATGATACATAAAAGGATTGTTAGGATACATAAAGTTCTTCTGCTGATGACTATGACCGTGTAGATTTAATACATGTTGCGAGAGATGCTTTTCATCATAATTCGCGGTTATAGTTGGATAATGACTTAAATAAATGCTCATTTTCTTATGCTTAATTACATAAGCATACCAACCGCCAATTACATTTGGACAATTTTTAAAAATGGCATTTTTTCGCGCATCTGTGTCATGGTTGCCCCAAATGAGAAAAATTTGTCCGTTAAGCCGCTTCATCAATTCGCATCCACGCGCAGTGTCGTTGAGCATTGTATCACCCAAATGATATACAATGTCACCCGGTTTAACTACTTTATTCCATCTTTCTACAATGGCTTCATTCATATCTTCGATATTAGTAAAGCCGCGCGGTTCATAAAGAAAACCAACGTTATGCATGAAATGTGTATCACTGGTGAAGAAGATTTCCATTACTAATCACCCATACTTCCTTTACATTTGAAAATTCATTTTTTGATGGCATCGTAGTTTGGCAATGCATTCGCCGCAGTATGGAATGGCTTACATAAGAGCGACCACGACGCTTATCATTATATTCAATACAATTTGAAATTGAAGTATTCATGAATACGAAAATAATTTCATAATCATTATCATTAAGATGCTTCTTTTGAAGCGCATTATGAAGTTTCGCCCGCGAAGCAATAGAGATATGTGTTGCATCAGCAATAACGTCAAAGCCATCTACTAATGTCGCAGCGATAGTACCTACGAATTTATTAAAAACTTCAGTTTCATGCGCGAAGTAATCTTCATCTTCTTTAAGCATAGAGAAACGAATTTCGTCACGCGAGACATAACGTACATCGGGATGCGTTTTCATAAATTCATTAGCCCACGTAGTTTTCCCGCTACCAGGACAACCAGACATTATATATAAGATAGACATTTTCTTTCGCTCCTTTCTTATATATTATATAATAAATTTTATAAAAAGTCAAATATTTATTATGGGCGTAAAGCATCAACAATAGCGTTATAATAATTCGCTGTAATACTAGTGTGTTGCGCTGGCAATGTTAAATTGCTTACATACGGTAAAGCATTAGCTTTATTAATATAATTTTGGAAATTACTAGGAAGAATATTTGTCCCTGCGTTTGGATTTACAATTGAAATATTACTTAAAAGCCCTTGGGCGGCGTATAAATCATCTATATATTTTTGAAGAGTTACCATATCGGCTCTGGTAATTGTATCACCAACTTTAACTTTTTTAATATATCCCACTTCTGAAGAAGATTCGGGGACATAACAAGTACCAGTAAAAGTTGTATTATTAACTGTATAATTAGTATTAGCATGGTCAAACTGAACACGAACACATAATACCTATTTGGCACCATTGATACTATTAAAGTCGTTCTTTAAATTATTACTAACTGTAGGTCCATCTGTCCCTGATCTTACAGTAGTTCCTGTGTCATAATTACAAGTATTATTCCATCTATATTGTGTTACACCAGATGTACTATTTTGCATATAAGCCGGAACGGAAAAAGTCAATAATGTTTTTATATATTTATCAGGAATAAAATAAAAAACTTTTGCATCAGTTGAAGAACCCGTCTTAATTGAAAACGGAAGAGACGGAGAACTTGGATGCAATGAAAATGTATAATTAAAAGTAGTAGCCATTTGTTTTCTCCTTATAAATTTAAAGCGTCTTGAAACTCAAGACGCTTTAGTATTAAAGCCTCTAGATAGAATCGAACTATCATCTCTCGCTTACAAGGCGAGGGCATGGGCCATTATGCTATAGAGGCAATTTCTTCAGCAGGAATAACATTATCATAACACTGTTCAAGAGTAACACTTATGATATTATCAAGATGGTAATATTCAACAACCCTATCCGCCGCGGCCCCATAAGTATCAGCACTTACAACGCCTTTCTCGGTCTGTTCAATATAATCGTCATCCATATAAACTACAGTGTAAAAATACATATTATTCTCTCCTTTTAATTTTAAAATGGCGGTGCCAGAAGGATTTGAACCTTCGCGTTAGATTTCTCCAACCTAGTAGTTTAGCAAACTACCCTCGTCACCACTTGAGTATAGCACCAAATTAAGGTTTTTCTCCGTAGAGAGGATAACCTTAAACCCCAATGCACTGTGGCTAGTTTTCATTCTCTGGCGACGCGGATAGCCACCGCGGCCTGTTTTCTAGGGGCTTTATTTTTCTCTATTACCCAGAGCGGAGTGCACGACTTGAAAACATAATTACCGTCTCTCCAAGGTAGTTGGTTCTTTATTTATACTGAACGGAACCAACCAAAATTCGCAGTTGCGTTTAGAAAAATTTAAGCGCTACTTTTTCTAAATCGCTACGGTGGCGCGTGGATATTGGCCGCAATTTAAATGTATCGCGCCTTAGTCTGCCACTCGCCAAGCTCTTCTGCCTGGCGAACGCGACTCCAAGAGGAAGAAAACACTACACGACGGGAAGTTCTACGCATAATCATCATCCTTTCTCTTTTTTCTGTAAATATTATAGCATAAATTTTATTTAAAGTCAAATAATTAACATGTAATTTCTACTTTATCTTTTGTAACTGTTGGGCCGTATGCTGGCGGAATGATACCATGCCAAGCACAATATGGCTACATAAATGTATTACCGTGACAATTTATACAATATGATGCCCACGGAGACATAACAGCGCCGCATTTAGGACAGACCCAACCATAAGAAGTATAATTAGATTGATTTTCCTTCGCTGTTGTTGTTGATGTTTCTACCATTTTCTAGTCCTCCATTTTTAATTTTCTCCCAAATTTCTAAATACATTCTATCAATATTCATTAATGTATCTTGAATTTGATCTTCAATTACCGCGCGGTCGCGTAGATGCTCGGCATATTGCTCTTTAATAGCTTGTACTTGTTTGAAGAAATATTTCTTTTCATAAGTAGAACCACTAATGTTCTCTAACTGTTTATTTTGACGCTCTTTACAAAGTAGACATACATATGGCTCATATATTCTTATAGAATACTCATATTTACCATATGGACCATCCTGTATGGTGGTTTCTAAATACCAATCAAAGTCCTTCCACTTATGTGGACATTTTCGTGTGGGAACAACTGGTTCGGTTTTCTTTTTAAATAGCCCCATAATTATTTCTCCTTTTGTTAAGCGTCCAGTTGGAGTTGAACCAACTTAATATGGGTTGCAGCCATATGCCTAACCGTCCGGCCCTAGACGCATTTGGCAGGAGAGTAGGGACTTGAACCCCAACACTTAGTTTTGGAGACTAATATGCTGCCAATTACATCACTCCCCTTGGTGGCTTGGGTTGGTAACGATCCAACCTATGCGGATTTTCAGTCCGCTGCTAATCCATCTCAGCTACCAAGCCATAATAT